ATAAAGAAATCATAACAGAAGTATCAGAATTAGAAAAAGAGTATAAAGAAGAAGTAAGTTCATCAACTAAAGGTGTATCAAATGAATAATTATTATTTAACTTTATATTTATTTATGAGAAAGTATAATAGAAATTGGAGTAATTTACAATGGCTCGGAAATTAAAACATTCTAAAATAAAGAATACAGGTATTCTTTTTGAATTATTAACAAGACAAATCACAGCAGACGTATTAGCAGGTAAAAGTACTAAATCAGTTAAAATTGTTAAAAATTATTTTAATGAAAATACTGAACTCGGTAAAGAACTTCAATTATACCAGATTCTTTCAGAAAAACACTATGAATCTGAAAATAGAGCTAGTCATTTAATTGATGTTGTAGTTAAATCAAGACAGAAATTGAATAATTCCGTTTTAAGACGTGAAAAATATAATCTTATTAAAGAAATTAAAGAGAATTATAACGCAACAGATTTTTTTAACGGTCGTATATCAAATTATAGAGTGTTAGCTTCTATATATAATGTATTTCAATCTGAAACTTCTCAAGAAGAATTTAAACCAGATCATATTGTTAACTCTAAATTTACTGTTTTAGAACACATCACAAGTAAAAAAGTTAGTGATAGAGAAATAAAAGAAAGAGTATTAAACGAGTATTCTAAAAACGATAAAGATTTAAGATTACTCGCGTATCAAATTCTTGTAGACAAGTTTAATCAAAAATATAAAACATTAAATGAATCACAAAAAAACTTATTGAAAAGTTATATTAATAATGTAAGTAATACAAATTCTTTACGTGATTTTGTTGATGAAGAATCAATGAAGATTAAAAAAGAATTAAAAACTCATATACCTAAAGTTAAAGATGATATTACTAAGATAAAATTAAATGAAGCAGTTAATCAAATAGACAATTTAACAAAAGGTAAAGTAGTTAATGAGAAACAAGTTTTAACTTTAATGAGATATTATGAATTAGTTAAGGAGATTAATAATGTCCACAAAACTTGAAATTTTAAGAAAGTTTATTAGAGAAATAATTAAACAAGAATTAAAAGAAGCCTCTGTAACTGGTAATATTGATGGTGGAGAAGGTCCACCCAAAACACCAGCAGCGTTTCGTAAGAAAAAATCAAAAAGAATTAAAAAAGCTGGACACGAAGATGGTCATAAAGATCCAGCTATTTCTGGATATAGTAAAGTTAATGAAGGTAAATATCACGAGTATAGAAATGATGATACTATGACTCCAAAACAAAAAATTGGTCGTTCAATGAGAGAAGTTCGTGATGGATTAAATAGTTTAGAACAACTTGTTAAAATGAATGTTAAATTAAAAAATGAATTGAATGTCAATTCACAGTCATATTGGAAAAATACACATAAGGCTTTACATAAAATAAGTGAAAGGTTAGTTAAGTTAGCTAATAAAGTTGGTCAGTTACAGTAAAGTAATACCATGCCTTTCGATGAAAATAAAAAGTCTTACATGGACACTTTGTTCAGTATATCTACTTTGTTAAAAAGATGGCATACTGAAATACAAAAAAAAGAAGTGGATAAGAATTATATGATTAGACGACTCAATCAATGGATTGAGATGTTAGAGAGCCTTAAACAAGAAATTATGATGGGACGAGATAAATGAAACAACTTATAGTAGATTATTTGCCATTTGAAATAAAACCAGAACAAATTACTGAATCCATGAAAGAAAATAATGGAAAGTTAGTTGTTCGTGGTGTATTACAACGAGCTGAAGCAAAAAATCAAAACGGCAGAGTATATCCACGTGAAGTTTTAGTACGTGAAGCTAAAAAATATCACAAAGAATTTATTAAACAAAGTAGAGCTATGGGTGAACTTGATCATCCAGAGAGTTCTGTAGTAAATTTACAAAATGTATCTCATAATATTAAAGAGATGCATTGGGAAGGTGATAATTTATTAGGTGAAGTTGAAGTACTAGGTACACCAAGTGGTAATATATTAAAAGAATTATTTAAATCAGGAATTAAATTGGGTATATCTTCACGAGGAATGGGTTCAGTAGAAACTGTAAGTGAAGGTGGTGAACAATCACAAGAAGTACAACCTGATTTTGAATTAATCGCATTTGATTTTGTATCGAATCCATCTACACACGGTGCTTTTATGTATCCAATGCATGAAGGTGTTAATAATGATATAGAAATACCAGCGGGTAGAGCATGTGGTGACTATTGTAAAGTAGAAGCTGTTATAAATGACATTATGCGAGGGGCTTAATAATGATTAGTTTAAAATCACTAGTCAAAAATATGAAAGAGGCTAAAATCACATCACCTAAGAAAGGTGTGGAGACTCCGTTAGATGCTAAAGTTCAGATACCTGGATACGGTGTAATGACGAGAAAACAATTACAAGGTGGCATTCAAAGAATGTTAACTGAAACAACAAAGTATGTTAAAAAAGGACAAGTAGAAAACGCTTATAATGTTTTATATAAAAGAGGTGTCTTGAAAGGATTTTTAGAAACAGAAATTAAACATAGTGGGAAATAATTATGAAAATTTTAGAATCGTATAAAAAAATAGCAAAAAGTATGTTGATAGAACATGCATGGGATAGAAAATTCGGCGAATCACTTCCCACATTAGAAGATGTAATGAATGAAGCTGATGTAATGAGTCATGTTATAAAGTATAAAGATGAAGATGGTAATGAAAAAGAAATTTCTGTTAAAAGTGCATTACAAGCAGGAGAATCACATCCAGCGTATAAACAGGCAAGTGATATAGCTGATAAAGGACAAGCTGGTTTAGCACAGAAAGATAAAGAAGAACCAAAAGCTAAAGGTTTTGAACCTGATGATTTCGAAAGAGACTTTGATGATAGTGAACCAGACGATGACCCAACCAGAACAGATGATGATCCGGATTCTGAATTTGGAAAAGATTATATGAGTAAATTTATAGGAACTGATGAACCAGACTCTTTTGACGCTAGAAAAATACTAGCTAAAATGTCAAGAAAAGAATTAGCTAAGACTAAATGGCCATTTGACCCAGAGGATGAAGATAATTACTTAGGTTCACCTGATTATGACCCCGAAGATGATTCGTTTAAGCCTCCTAATTTAGATGGTTTAGAAGATATGGATTATACAACTCTTAAACAAAAATATATGGATTTACTAGCTCATAAGGCCCAGATGGAATATGATATAGAAGATGCTGACAGTCAGGACGACCCAGATTGGGAAAAAGAATCTCAGGAGAAGCGGAGTACTGCAGTCAAAAATCAAAATAGAATTCTAAAGTTACTAACACCTCAAAAGCAAACGGTTGGTATGGGTGGTAGAAGTACACGTGGTGGAATAGGAATAAGAGATTCAGTAGAAATTAACGGAAAAAAATATAAAAAAGTTAAAGAAGAAAAGAAAGCTACAGAAAAACATATTTTAAGAGAAAATTATGAAAGATTTGGTGGTAAATAATGGCTAACTATAGAAAAATGATGGATACGTGGAAAGATTGGCGTATTTCTGATAAAACATTAAAAGAAAGTAAAGAATCTATAAATGAAAATACAGTAGTTTTTTCAAAAGATGATATGGAAAAATTACATAGAGATGGTAAACTTATAAAAGATGACTCTACATATATCTACTCGGAAGATTAAAATGATTAAACTGAAAAACTTAATTAAAGACGTAACGGAAAAACATAATTGTGATTGTGGAGGTAGTTGTTGTACTGTAACTGAAGGTCCAGATGAAATTAGAAAATCTAAAAAAGAATTACAAAAGTTAGTTAAGGCTGAATCAAAACTAAGAGATAAGATGATGAAATTAGAACAAGTTTTTTTACAAGATCCAACAAAAGGAAATGATAAGTTAGCAAAAGAATTAAATCAATCTTATAAAAAACACGTAACTCAATTTATGAGAGATGTTGTTTCATTAGTAAGGAAAATAAAATGATTAAATTAAAAAACATTTTAAATGAAAGTAAATTCGCATTTGATAGAAAGTTTGGTGAATCACTACCTACTTTAAAAGATGTTACTGAAAAACATCAAACAGAATCAAAAGAGCAATTAATATCAGAAAAAAAAGAACTTGGTGGAGCTTTAATTAATAAAATTGATGATTTAACTAATAAAAATGCTCATAATATGGCAAGACTTACACTTGCTAAAGCAATGAGAAATAAAATTCTTATGAAAAATTATGAAGCATTAATGACATTACATACAAAATTTCGTGATATGAGTGATTTAAAATCAGCTCGTGATAGATTAGATAAAGAATTATTTGCACAAGCAAAAAAAATGTATAGTGATTATGAACAAATACATGGAGTATTTTAATGCCGTTTAAATCAGAAAAACAGAGAAAATGGATGCATGCTAACGAACCTGAAATGGCTAAGAAGTGGGAAAAGGAAGAAGAGTCTGTAGACGAAGAAAAGAAAAGGGATTATAAAGCAGAGTATAAGAAATATGGTTCATCTACAAAGGCAAAGAAATACAGAGCAGAATTAAATCAATATAACAGAAAAAAAGGAACTTATGGTAATGGTGATGGTAAAGATGCATCACATAAGGGAGGTAAAATTGTGGGATTTGAAAATCAATCAGTAAATCGTGGTAGAGCAGAAAAAAGTAGATTGAGAAAAGAAGCTATATTTGAAGATATGAATGACGCTCAGTTAGCAAAAGGAATTAAACATTGGGCTAGTAAACATAAAGGTACAGGAATTGGATACGGTCATGTACTCGGTCAACTGGCAGTTCATATGAAAGAAATGGGTTGGAATAAAAGTTATAAAGAAGTTGCACGTATTGCAGTAGAATTGGGTAAGAAGAAAACAGTTGAATCTATAAATGAAATTAGTTTTTCTCACGTTTCAACACAAAAATTAGTAAAATCATATAAACAAATGGCAGATGAAAGATTATCTGGTGCAGCTGCATTAACTTTTAGATTAATTGCAAAAGAATTGAAAAAACGTAAAGTTAAATTACCTGAATCCGTAAATGAAGCTAAAAGTTTTAAACCTGAAAAAAGAAGAAAATTAAAAAGTGGTGAAATTGAGGTAATGAAAGGTAGAGGAAGTAAACAAAAGTGGTTTTATGTAAAAAATGGAGATGATGTAAAAACATTAGTTCGTTTAGGTAGAAATTATGGTTTCCCAACTGGAATTGCTAAAAATAATTCAAAATTAAAGTTTAATAAGAGTTTACATCTAAAAGTAAAAGAATCCGTAAATGAAGATTGGTGGTCAGAGATGAGTTCGTATGATCAAGCTCAGTATATTAAAGATCATCCAAATAGTGCTAAAGCTAAATCTAGTAAAAAAGCTCGTAAAGAAAAAGAAGCTGATAGAAAGAAATTAGCTAAAAAAGGTTATGATATAGATGCAACAACAGGTAAAGCAGTTAAAAAATCTAAAAAAGAAGATCCTAAGAAAAAAGAAAAACATAAAAAGGCTATTAGTAAAGGTATTTTTCCTGGTTCACCAGAATATACTAAGTTTATGAAAGAAGCGGTAGATAAGATAGATACTATACAAAAGAACTTTAAGTGGGCTAAAGGAAAACAAATAACTGCATTAAAAATGATGATTGATATGGATGCAGATGGTTTAGCTGGTATAATAAAAAATATGAAAAAGAATCCTAAAGCATTTAAACAGTTTGTAACGGATTTATCAAAGATGACAGGGATGAGAGGTGTAGGTGAATCTGTAAAAGAATCAACTAAATCTTGGAATAAATCACTTGAAAAGATAGCAAGAGACAGACAACTAAAATCTATTTCTAAAAAAGATAGAGAAACTCTTATGAGAATAGCACAAATGATGAAAAAAGCGAATGAATCCGTAAATGAAAAAGTAGTTAAAGTTTCTAAAGATATATCTGGTAATCCAGCAAAGATGAAGGGTGAAGAAAAAATTAAAAAGTTAACTTATAGTGGAAGTAATGGAAAAGGTAGTTATGAAATTAAAGGAAAAAAATTAAATGTCAATGGTATAAGACCAAGAGACAAGGGATTTTTCGTAAATCATTTTACAAAAAATACTGGATTTAGAAAAACAAATTTATATTATGATGGTGTTCATTGGCAAGGAAAGAATAAATTTTAATGAGTAAAAAATCAGATTATAAAAAATTAATGACAGAAGGTGTTTTTTTCCATTCTCCCAAGAGCTCAGTTCTTCGTGTTAACACTACAAGTGATGCATTTGACTTTTTTACAAGTAAAAGAGTTTTTGGTGAAAAAAAGATAGATGAATCACCAGCATTTAGTTCACTTGAAGCAAAACAACACGTGGATAAAGATTTAATTATGATGTCTAAACATTTAGGTAAAGCTTCACAACAGGTTATTAAAATTATGATGGATGGAGTAAAGAGTGGTAAATATGATGCAATGGATTTAGCTAGAGGTATTCAGTCAGGTCCAGTTAAAAGAACACATTATGGTGAAGTAGATTTTATTAAACAATTGTGGAATAAAGTAAAAGATGGATTTAGACGCTATTCAAAACAAGGAAAATTAAGATAGTTTATATTTATAGTTATAGTGAATATAAATATTTAATTCAATATATAAACTAATAATTTATTAGGAGAATAAAAATGGCAAGAAAAGATGTCTTGAGAGAAGAAGTAAGACGAACTCATGGTAGAGGTTTAGACGGATTAGTCGATGCTATGCAACATCAAGAAGAGCATTTAACAATTAATGGTACTGCTCCTTCTATGTCTTATGTAACAGCAGGTGACGGTTCAGTAACTGGTTCATCATTTAATACTGATGTAGCTGGTAGAATTGAATTTGGTGGTACTTGGGCAAATGGAGATATGATGAATATAACCTGGAATGAAGCGTATAATACTGCACCAGTTGTTGTATATAGTAACGTATCTAGTGTTAATGGTAGTGGAGCACAATTACTTGAAATAGACGCATATCATAGTTCTACATCTGGTTCATCACTTGAAGCAAGTGGAACTTGTGTAGGTACTTTAAATTATATTTGCGTAGAATCTATCTAAATAGGAGAATAAAATGGCACATAGTTTAAAGTCAGAAGTTCAACGAACTCAAGGTCGTTCATTGGATGGTTTAGTAGATAGAATGCAACACCAAGAAGATCATTATACCGCTATAGGTACTGCACCTTCGTGTTCTTATGTAACTGCAGGTAACGGAACAGCTACAATAGCTTCTACTTCTACAGATGTAGCTGGTAGAGTTACATTCGCAAATACTTGGGATAACGGAGACATGGTAACTATACATTGGAATGAAAACTTTAATACTGCACCAGTTGTACTATATTCTAGTTGGGCAACTAACTCAGATGGTGAATCATTGAATGAAATAGATGCATATCATAGTTCTACATCTGGTTCATCACTTGAAGCAAGTGGAACTTGTACTAAATCATTAGAATACGTAGTCGTAGAGTCTATCTAAAATGTCTGATATTAAATTAAAAGACCTACTTAAAGAAAATTTTAGTGGTACGTTGATGGGTGGTGTAGTGTCACGTAGTCCATTTCATGATAATATTAGTTTATCTAAAATTGTAAAAGAAAAGTATGGTGAAGTAGAAGAACAAGAAGTTGATATTAAAGGATTAACTACAGAACTTTCAAGCTATAATAAATTAGGTGAATCTATATTCGGTGAATCTAATATAACAAAAATAGCAGAAAAACTAAGTTGGATAGCTAATCAAGCTAAATCACATACATTAAGTGAGACTGAAGATTGGTTTGATAAAATAACTGTAAATCGTAATATGAAAGAATTAACAGGTCTTTCTGGACAATTTGGTAAAATTGCTAAAGAAGCTAAATCATTACAACAAAGAATGGGTGCTCTATATGAAGATATGGGTAGTATTCTTGGTCGTTATTATGAAATAGGGGAAACAGTTTCAGAAGTAGCTGGTGATAAAGAAGAATATCAGAAATTTTTTATGGCAGCATTAAAGAAATTTGGTGTTTCTGAACCAGATAAATTACCTGATGATAAGAAAAAAGAATTTTATAATTATGTTGATGCCAATTGGAAAGGTGACAACGAATCAGATTAGAGGTTATAATTGATACATATTAAAGTTTATAATAATAATGTAGAAAAAGCGTTAAGTAAATTAAAAAAACAAGTTAAAGAAACAAAGTTGATGTTAGAATTACGAGACCGAGAATTTTACACAAAACCATCAGATTTAAGAAAAGCAAAAAAAGCAAAAGCTCGATTAAGAAGAAAAAAAAGTTTATAAAACTAAGTTTTTTTTATAAATTTATATATTTATATATATAAAAATACACTACGGCTTTTCAGCCACCGTGTAGTGTAATCAAATGTTAATCACATTATAGTTCCCAATAACTATATTAAATCCAAACAAAGATAATTATTAATTTAATTATAGGAGAAAACGTAATGGATGATTTATTAAAAGAAGCCATTGCAGATGCAAAAGCAGTTCGTGAAACAGCTCTTGAAAACGCTAAAATAGCCTTAGAAGAAGCTTTCACTCCTCGTTTACAATCCATGTTATCTAAGAAGATTCAATCTGAAATAGATGTTGAAGAAGCTGAAGATGAAATGGAAGATGACGAAGAAGAAGCTCCTGAAGAAGGATATGGTGATATGATGGATGATGACGAAGACCCATCTGATGACCATTCTGAAGAAGAACCTGAAATAGAAGAAGATGAAGATGAAGAAGAAGATATTGATGAGTCTGATATCATTGAAATTGATGGTGTTAAATATGCACCAGTAGTTTCTGAAGAAGATGAAGAAGAAGCTCCTGAAGCTGAAGAAGATGAAATGGAAGAATCTGATTATCTTGATTTAGAAGCGGTTCTACGTGAACTTGAAGAAGATTCTGTAGAAGTTGATGAGTCAAAAGATGAAGTAGAAGAAGCTAAAGAAGAAGTTGATGAAGAAACTGAACCAGTTGAAGAAGACATGGATAAGTCTTCTGGTATTGGTAAAGGTGACAATCACAAAGGTGAAGTTGATGATTCTTCTAAAGAAGGTGCGCAAGGACCCGAAGGAGAAGGCTCAGATAAAGCTGCAGGACACGAAAATTCTGAAGATAAAATTGTTAAAGAACAAGCTGAAGATGATGAAGAAGAAGTCGATGAAGATATCGACCTTGAAGAAGTCATTAAAGCACTTTCTGAAGAAGAAGATGAAGAAGCCTCTAAAAATGAAGTTTCCAAGATTCAATCTGAACTTGACGAGCATCGCAATGTCGTTAAATATTTACGTTCCAAGTTGAATGAAGTTAATTTGCTTAATGCAAAGTTACTATTCACAAACAAACTTTTCCGTTCATTTGGTTTAACAAATGACCAGAAAATGAAAGTTGTGGAAAACTTTGATAGAGCACATAATCTTCGTGAAGTTAAATTGGTTTATTCCACTTTAGCTGAATCATTTGGTTCGAAACAATCTAAAACTGAAATTAAAGAATCTAAAGGTTCGGCTTCTAAAGCTGTCGCCTCAACAAAATCTGAAAAGCAAGAAAAAGAAGTAATTGCTGAAGGACATGAAATGAGAGATAGATTTATGAAGTTAGCTGGTATTCTTTAATTTATAACAAATTATATTGGAGAAATATAATGTCAAAAATGAAAAATCTTTCTACAGTCGAAAAGTTGATGGACGGATTTAATCCTTATCGTCAACGTCAAGAGGAAACTCGCGGCTTGGTCAAGAAATGGGAACCAACTGGATTGTTAGAAGGTATAGATGAAGAACAGAGAGTTCATGGAATGGCAGTTCTACTTGAGAATCAAGCTCGTCAGTTAATTGATGAAGCTAGTTCTACAGGTACATCAGCTAATTCTGAAGAATGGTCTGGTGTTGCTTTACCATTGGTAAGAAAAATCTTTGGTGAATTAGCAGCACAGGAATTCGTTTCTGTTCAACCTATGAACCTTCCTTCAGGTCTGATTTTCTATCTTGACTTCAAATATGGTACAGCCCAACCTGGTAATAATCAGGGTGAGCAAGTATTCGGTATTACTTCTGGTTCTGGTGATCCTAAACAGGGTCTTTACGGTGCTGGTAGATTCGGATACTCTATAAATGAAGCAATATCTGCACCAATAACTGTTACTGCACTTTCTAGTTCAGTATCTTGGGCGGATGTTGATTTTGAACCTAGTTTATCTGGTTCATTGAGTAACTTGAAAGCAATTGATATTACACTTGCAAGTTTAACTAACCCTGATAAAGAAGGCGCTCGTGCGTTTGAAATTACTGGTTCAAATGCATATTCTGCTACATATCCTGCATATACTAAGATATTAGATGCAAAAGATGGTCAAGAAGTGAATCCATCGGATGGTAATGCTTCTCATGTACGTTTTATCGTAGATGAAGGTACTTTAGCACCAACAGCTTCAGTTCTTTATCATAAACAACCAGGGGATACATCAAGAGGTGATTTTGAAGCTTCCAGTGGATTAACTTCAAATCCTGAAACTGATGTTGGTATACCTGAAATTGATATCGCAATGCGATCTGTAGCAATTGTTGCTAAAACACGTAAATTGAAAGCTGTTTGGACTCCTGAGTTAGCTCAAGATTTAAACGCTTATCATAGTGTTGATGCTGAAGCAGAACTTACTTCACTTTTAAGTGAGTATGTATCAATGGAAATCGATCTTGAAATCCTTGATATGCTTCGTTTAAACTCTAATGCTAAAACAGAACGTTGGTCTGCAAGAGTTGGATATGAATACATATCTGGATCAAATGAGTTCCAAGAATCAAGTGGTGCTTCTAATGCATACTCTAAAGGTGAATGGTTCCAGACTCTAGGTAATAAGATACAATCAGTATCTAATGCAATACATCAGAAAACTCTACGAGGTGGTGCAAACTTTGTCGTAGTAAGTCCTGAATGTGCAACGATAATTGAATCTATACCTGGATATGCTTCAAACTCTGATGCTGATTCGATGAAGGGTAGCTATGCAATGGGTGTTCAAAAAGCGGGTATGTTAAATAACCGTTGGACAGTATATAAGAATCCATACCAGTTTGAGAATACAATTCTCATAGGTTTCCGAGGAAGTAATTTCTTAGAAACAGGTGCTGTGTATGCTCCTTATGTACCGTTGATTATGACTCCTCTTGTGTACGATCCTAAGAACTTTACCCCAAGAAAAGGTGTAATGACACGTTACGCTAAGAAGATGGTTCGTCCTGAATTCTATGGTGAAGTAATTGTTGCTGATGTTAACTATGTTTAATAATCAGTAATAAACTGATCGTACCGTAGGTACAACTATAAAAAAAGGGAGATTTCGGTCTCCCTTTTTTATTTAATATTATCACTTCTTATATTTATTATTGAGTAATTATATAGTTTAGGAGAATTTTATATGGCACAAGAAGTAATTTGGGCTGGAAGTAGTTCATTCGCATCAGGTCAAACTCCATATGGATTTTATGATTCAGATACAGAGTTTTCTGGTTCAGGTACTAATTCCATAGATAGGTTTTCAGATTGGGCAGCTCGTAGATTAGGTTATCCTATAATGTCTGTTGAGTTACAATCTGGTTCATTTTATGCCTGTTATGAGGAAGCAATTACTGAATATTCAGCACAAGTTAATCAATTTAATATAAAAGATAATTTATTACATCTTACAGGTCAAGCTACTGGTTCAAATGTTACACATAAAAGAGTTACACCTACATTAGGTAGAAATGTAGCATTATCTAAACAATACGGAACTGAGGCTGGAGTAGGTGGTGATGTACCATATCATACAGGTTCATTATCAATACAAAGTGGTAGTCAAGTATATGATATAGATAAGTTGTTTACAGACGTTAGTGCAAGTGAAGCTATAGAAGTAAAACGTATATTTTATGAAGGAAAACCGGCGATGCAAAGATTTTTTGATCCATACGCAACTACTGGTTATGGTACAATTAATATGGTTGAAGGATTTGGTTTTGGTAATTATTCACCGGCTGTATCTTTTACATTGATGCCACTATTTGAAGATTTATTAAGAGTTCAAGCTATAGAATTAAATGATTCCATTAGAAAATCAGCATATTCATTTTCATTACAAAATAATAAACTAAGATTATTTCCAGACCCATCACAAAATTTTACTTTACATTTTCATTATGTTAAAGTATCAGAAAGAGATAATCCATTAATAACTCAATATAGTGGTTCAGCAGATGTAGTATCTGATTATTCTAACGTTCCTTATGATAATATGAAGTATAAATTTATTAATGATGTAGGAAAACAATGGATTAGAAAATATGCTTTAGCGTTATGTAAAGAATTACTTGGAATTATAAGAAGTAAATATGGTACAATACCAATACCTAATGCAGATACAACTTTAGATGGTGATACTTTGAGAGCTGAAGCGGCGGCTGAAAAGGAAACATTGATTACTCAACTTAGAGAGATGTTAGAAGGAACAAGTAGACGAGCTTTACTTGAGGCTGATAAAGATGAAGCTGAATTCTTACAGGAGAAATTACAAAAAGTGCCATATCCGATTTATATAGGATAGTATTATGGCTAATACTTCAAGATTTTTTGCACAAAAAGATATAGATACTTTTGATAAGTTAAATAAAGAACTTGTCGGTGACTTATATACTGGAAAAGACGGTGTTGTAAGTCAAAAAGTTGTAATTTATAAAGTTTCTGTATATGATACTGAAGTAAATATGTACGGTGAAACTGCCAAAGGTAAAATATATAAACCGGGTGTGCAAGTTACTTCTTTAATTTCAGCAGATGATCAAACTACTACTACAGATGAGTTTGGACCAGATTTACAACAAACAGCACTTTTTTCATTTGTAAGACAATCATTAAAAGATATAAGTTATGTTGTGGAAATAGGTGATGTTGTAGATTGGAATAGTGGATATTGGGAAATTTCATCAGTTAATGAAAATCAATTAGTAGGTGGTCAGACAGATTTTAATCATTCAGTTGTTTGTAACGCATTCTTGGTAAGAATATCAAGTCTGAATATTGAAAGAGTGAGAAGTATATAATGTCTAAAAAACCGTTACCACGAAAACAAAGAATAGAAAATCGTGGGTATCAATATTCAAAAAAAGATAAAGATAAAACAAAAAATGTTTCAGTTACTTTAAAGGATATTGATTCTTCAATAATTTATTATTTAGAAAATGTTGTTAAACCATCAGTAGAAGAAAATGGTGAACATATAAAAGTGCCAGTATTATACGGTTCAGTAGAAAGATGGAAATCTATATTAAGAGATGGTTTTTTAAGAGATAAAAAAAGGCAGATAGTAACACCCGTTATTGTATTTAAAAGAGATACAATTAGTATAAACGAAACCATCCCTCAGGATAAGTTAGATGCAAATAATCCACACTTATTTTATCCGTTTGAAAAGAAATATTCAAGAGTAAACAGATATGATAACTTAACTACACAAATAGGTACAGTTTCACAAAGAGAATATTATAATGTAGCGTTTCCAGATTATATTATGTTATCATATAATTTTATAATATGGACATCATTTATTGAGCAAATGAATAGAATAGTAGAACGTATAAACTATTCAGATGGAGCATATTGGGGTGATCCTGAAAAAATGAGATTTAGAAGTACAATAGACAGTTTTGAAGACGCTACAGAAATAGGTGAAACAGAAAGATTAATTAGAACAAATTTTAATGTAACTATAAACGGATATTTATTATCAGAAAAAGGATTAGATAATAAACCAACTATGAATAAATTTATTACACCTAAAAAAGTAAGTTTTTATGAATCAACTGTAATAGACTTAGATTAAACGAGAATATTATGTCTAAACCATTACCAAGAAAACAGAGAGTTCTTAATAGAGGATATTTGTATACAAGAACTTCTGATGACATAGGAGAACTGTCAGTAAGTTTGATGGATCTTGATTCTGCAATTATGTTTTATTTTGAAAACGTAATTCAACCGTCTGTAGAAGATAATGGTGAAAATGTAAAAGTTCCTACTATGTATGCTTCTCCTGAACGTTGGAAATCAATTCAACGTGATGGTTTTATGAGAGATAAAAAAAGACAAATTATAACTCCAGTTATAGCGTATCGTAGAACGTCAATTGAAAGAGATGATACAATTCCACAAGATAAGTTAGATGCAAATAATCCACATCTTTTTTATACATTTGAAAAAAAGTTTTCTCAACAAAATCGTTATGATAACTTTCAATTACAAATAGGTTCAATACCTCAGAAGGAGTATTATAATGTAATGCTTCCAGATTATGTTACTTTAAGTTATGATTTTATAATCTGGACCTCTTATATGGAACAAATGAATAGTATAGTTGAAAAAGTAGTATATTCAGATGGGGCATATTGGGGAGACCCTGAAAAGTTAAGATTTAGAAGTAGAGTTGAAAGTTTTACTGATGCGACAGAAATAGGTGATACAGAAAGATTAGTAAGGACTAATTTTACAGTTACATTGAAAGGATACTTATTACCAGAAGGTAACTTTGATCATAGATCAACAACACAGAAGTTTTTAACACCAAAAAGAGTTATAATGGGAACTGAAACTGACGCTGCTGTTACTAGAAATGTAGGTATATCAGGTCAGTTTACAGAAGATTTAGCTGATGCTATAAGTTTACCAGGTGCACCTACTGCAGATTTTTC